TGCCAAGCAGTAATAGAGGCACTCCGCACAGCATACAGTGTCTATGGTGATGGCGATATAACACTAACCTCTACGGCTAAGGTAGAGAACCTAAATATATAGGGGCATAGCTATGTTTTCATATAGAGATCGGGAGGATAGTTTAGTTACGGAGGAACGTAGTCAAGGTGCAGATAATACCAACAGGTTTAGAAGATTGCCTAGGAAACAACCTATAAAGGTTTACTGCGAAGACGGTATTGATCGCGTTGTGTATGCAGGACAAACCGTTTCCCTTGAGGATAACGATGCATACGAATTAGACTTTAACGATGAGAGTGACCGCTATGACAAATTATAGAACCGCACCCATAAACGCAAAGTCGGCGGCTAACAAACGACAAGTCAAATCCAAGCTGTCAAAAAAGAATATGGTGCAACAGCTTAACGATAAGTGGTTACGTACAAAATTGGGTGTGGTAGACGGTGCTTAGATCCGTCTTTAAATGATGCAGTATCTCTCTCCTATTGAGTGTAATTACACTGCATAAAATCTAGGAAGCCTAGGGTTTTTTATTTTCTTTGTCCCAATGACTCGACTTGACCCCATCGGGAGGCGAAGCGGGGTTTANCAACTTACACAAGTAACCGGGCAGCAGCCCCTANAGTACTACACATGTAAACATGTTAAGGAATCACTATGCAGATAGTAGACAACAAGGCGTTACTGTTACGTCTTCGCAATCCCAGTCAGGTGACTACTGTCATACCAAAGAGTAAAGACTTAGGTGATAACAAGGTATTGGTTAACTGGGACATTGAAGAGACCCACGTATTGCGTAACCTAAACATCAAAGCACCTTCACCTATAGAAGGTAAGTACGAATGGACGGGGGAGTACACACCCTTTAAGCACCAGAAAATTACCTCCTCTTTTCTTACGCTTAACAAAAAAGCGTTTTGCTTTAACGAGCAGGGTACTGGCAAGACCGCCTCTGCTATATGGGCATCAGACTTTTTGTTAAACAAAGGTAGGATAAACCGAGTACTAGTAATCTGCCCACTATCTATTATGGACTCAGCTTGGCGAGACGATTTGTTTAAGTTTGCGATGCACCGAACAGTGGACGTAGCTTATGGAGCGGCGGCTAAACGTAAGAAGATAATTGAGAACGGTGCTGACTACGTGATAATAAACTACGACGGGTTGGCTATAGTTGAGGAAGCCGTGGCTAACGGAGGCTTCGACTGCATAATCGTTGATGAGGCTACGCATTATAAAAACCCACAGACAAACCGTTGGAAAACTTTAAACCGCATAATCAAACCTAATACTTGGTTATGGATGATGACAGGTACTCCTGCCGCACAAAGTCCCCTTGACGCTTACGGGCTAGCCAAGTTAATTAACCCCAACAAAGTACCTAGATTCTTTGGATCGTTTCGTGACCAAGTGATGTACAAAGTTACCAACTTTAGGTGGGCCGCTAAAGACACGGCTACTGAAGTTGTCTATAACGCATTACAACCTGCCATTAGATTTACTAAGGAGGAGTGCCTAGACCTACCCCCTATGGTATATGTAAAGCGCGAGGTAGAATTAACACGCCAACAGAAAAAGTACTATAAAGAACTGCAAACTAAGATGGTGATGCAAGCAGCAGGGGAGCAGATAACCGCAGTCAACGCCGCTGTAAACATGAATAAACTACTACAGATTTCCAGTGGTGCAGTGTACACCGATGAAGGGGAGGCTCTAGAGTTTGATATCCAGCACAGGTACAAGGTATTACGAGAGGTCATAGACGAGTCTAGTAAGAAGGTGTTAATCTTCGTGCCGTTTAAACATACGATAGACATACTTACTAAGAAGCTACGAGAAGATAAAATATCTACTGAGGTTATACGCGGAGATGTATCTGCTCCTAACCGCACAAAGATATTTAAACAGTTCCAGCAGCAAGCCGATCCAAAGGTGTTAGTCATACAGCCTCAAGCAGCAGCACACGGTGTCACGTTAACTGCGGCGAATACAGTTGTATGGTGGGGGCCGACAAGCTCACTTGAAACCTACGCTCAAGCGAACGCCCGTGTACATAGGTCAGGACAGGATCACAAATGTACGGTTGTACAGCTACAAGGATCTAATGTAGAAAGGCGTGTTTACGCATTACTAGACAACAGAATTGACGTACACACAAAAATGATTGACCTTTACCAAGAAATACTTGACTAGACGACATATCCCCATTAAAGTGTACTTCTCGCTATCTATTGGAGGAAGTGATGAGTACAGATGTAACCCCTGAGAAGTTGACGGACACGTATCTAAAGATAAAAGCTCGACGTGCGGAGTTATCCGCAGAGTTTAAATCCAAGGATGACCCGTTGGCTGAACAACTAGAAAAGATTAAAGTCGCCCTTTTGAAGTACTGTCAAGAGCAAGGGTTAGAGAGTGTGAAGACATCCGCAGGGTTGTTCTATAGGTCAGTCAAGACTAGGTATTGGACTAGTGATTGGTCTTCTATGTATGAGTTTGTACTAGAAAACGAAGTGCCAGAATTCTTTGACAAACGATTAAACCAAGGCAACGTGCGGCAGTTTTTGGAGGAGAACCCCGACCTTGTACCTAAAGGTCTCAACGTAGATTCAGAATACGCTATATCAGTGAGGAAAAAATGATGGATAAATTGGAATCTTTTGTACAGATAGAAGCAGTAGCCGAACACTTTGCCGTGTCTGTCTCTACCATAAGATCGTGGATACGTAGTAGGGCTATATCGCACGATGCCTTTATAAAGGTCGGCCCCACATACAGGTTTAGGATCACAGACGTAGAGATGTCCCTGCTATCTAATGGTGCTGAATGGAATGAGAATGACGATATGGTAGCTCCATCCGCGCAAAAAATAGCCGAGCATAAGGTAGCAAGGCACATGGCTAAGAAAGAAGCGGAAGTCGAAGTTGTAGACTTCTTTGACGAAGATATCTAGTGTGCGCCGAATTAGCATACGTGATAGTAAATTTTCTATTGTGGTTGGTGGTAAAACAACTATGATGGAAGACACCTTTAGGGATCTAGTTATTGTTGATGCGGCTGTGGTATCACGCTCGTACTACGCTAACGCCTTTGATCCGAACAGATCAGAAGTACCTACGTGTTGGTCAGCAGACACGCAGCGACCTTCTACTGATGTCCCTAAAGAGCAAAAGCAAGCCGCCCGTTGTATGGATTGCCTACAGAATATACGTGGGTCAGGGAGTAATAATGGACGTGCTTGTAGGTTTTCACAACGTCTAGCTATAGTTTTTGATGGGCAGTTAGATGAGGTGTACCAACTACAGTTACCCGCTACCTCTATATATGGTAGAGATAGTAATGGGCATATGCCGATGCAAGGCTACGTTAAGTTCTTGTCTAGCAGAGGTGCTGTAGCAACTCGTTTAATTACGCGAGTGTATTTTGATGAACAAAGTCCGATCCCTAAACTTTATTTTAAACCTATACGATCACTGAGTAACGAAGAAGTATCTATGGTTCAAGACTTAAAAGATCACCCCGACACACTCAAGGCAATACGTCTAGATGTGTCTGCGGAACCAAAGTCACCCTTCGCAGTAGTAGACGGTTTTGAATTAAACGCAACCTAGTAAAGGAAAATAGCATGAGTTATATAATCCCAAATGTAGAGATACTGTACCCCCGTATCAACCAACCCTATCGTTTCGATTCGTCAGCAGGTGAGAGAGGTAAGAGTGTACCCTGCGATGCGTTTGATGATGGCGCAAAGTATGAAGTTAAGTTTCGTATGACCGGAGAACAAGCCAAGACTCTGTATGGTCAGATGGCTACGGCATACCAAGGTGCTAAAGAAAAAGGCTGGCCCGATAAATTACCTAATCCTTTTGATAAAGAAGAGGAAGGTACGTTTGTAGGTAAGGCTGTACTAAAGGCAGCGTATGGTAAGGACGCTACCGAACCACCCAAGCAGTTCGACGCTAAGAGTAAGGAGTTACCAGAAGACTTCAAACTCACTACAGGAAGCATAGGTAACATAGCTGTTACATTCTATCCCTACAAGATGGCAGAGGCAGGGGTGTCCATACGCCTACGAGCGGTACAGGTTATCAAGTACGTACCTATGGAAGCCGCTTCACCCTTTGCCGCAGTAGATGGGTTTGAGCATGACAGTAGTAATCCCTTTACTGAGGTAGCTCCTACAGTAGAAGCCCCCAGTGCTAGTGTTGAAGTGGACGANGATATCTTCGGTGATGACACATCAGAAGAAGCTCCTGTAAAGCAGCCAAAGAAAACTGCTAAGAAGAAGTCCGTAGCACCAAAAGAAGAAGACAAAGAGTTAGCGTCTATTGTTGATGATTGGGACGGGTAAAACCTCCTCTTATAAATAACCCGTAGCTAGGAAAAATACGCCGAAAAGGGTGCGTACCTGCACCCCTGCTACTTTTTATCTCGGATGCGAATATGAATACAAAATCATTTTTGCAGGGGTCTTTAGCTGTCGATGGGTTTTACTGTATTTGGGCGCACAACAAGAAGACTGGTCATAAACCACAGAAGTTTTATTCAGATGTGGGGGAATTAATTGACGAGGCTACCCGACTAGATACAGAAGGATACGACTGCTATTTTGCCCTAGCAAGTTTTATAAACAACACTACACGCAAGGTAAAGAATGTATCTAAGTTAAAGTCATTCTTTCTTGATATAGACTGTGGGGATGGTAAAGACTACACCACACAGGAAGACGCTATTGTTGCACTGCAAGCGTTCTGCAAGACTCTCAAGTTACCCAGACCTATACTTGTTAACTCAGGTCGTGGAGTGCATGTGCATTGGCAGTTGGCTGAACCTGTCGTATACGATGATTGGTTTCCTGTAGCTTCTAGATTTAAAGCTATGACCAAGACTCACGGGTTAAAGTGTGATCACACAGTAACGTCAGATGCGGCTAGGATATTACGTATACCTACCACGCACAATCATAAGACTAGTCCTCCT